GCTAGAATTATTATTAGTACACATAGTCCAAACAAGACGCCCATCATCAGCGGTTATCGCCTGATCCTTGGAGCGTTCCTCTCTTCGCTCGTTCCGATAGTTTGTATAAGTTTCTAGCAGCAATTTCATCTAGGTTTATCGCTGTATCAGCTTCTATATAATGAGCAAGTACTGCAATATACCACAGTACATCTCCAAGTTCGTCTGCTATACCATCATAGGAGTTACCATCACGAATACATTTTTTGATTTTATTAGCAACTTCTCCAGCTTCCCCACATAGACCTAGACTAAGGTATGCTATTGCTACAGTTGGATCTTCATCTGGAAAGATTGCAGTTTTTAATGCTTGAGTTTGATATTGATTCATATACATAGTCATTTGCATGTCACCTTTTCTTGTGTTTCTATCCAGACTTTAGCACCACATGATAGTGGTTTATCAGGACTATACACAACAGTGCATGGTCCATCAATTTCTACTCTGTTAGTGTAAGTATTAGATTTGTAAGTTTTTACAGTCAAGACAGGATTTTTTGAACCTGTCTTGCTGTTGCTTTTTATTTTATGTTGATTAACGTGTATTATAGTTTTCATTAGTATTTCTTAACCTTTTCTATAATAGTTGTTATATCATTAGTTGTGTAGCAGATACGACAGTCTTGACACTTTTGACCAGTGCAGTTTTGTCTGTCTATATACTCATCTGCTAATACATTGTTGAATGTTTTGTCAAAACCTTTTGGTGGTTTTGAAAGTATGTGTGATTTTTTTGGGTTTGAATAGATTAGATTTAGGTTTGCTGGTTTTTTATTATTACGCAACCAACGAAAAACAATATCTACACGTTTAGTCCAAAGAGCAAAGGTACACCAAGGATTGTCAACAGTGATAGCCATAAGGTTTTGCATGTGTTGATCGTTTATGAGTTCACCATGAGCAGAGAAACGAAACACTGCATCATTTATCCTGGGGATTTCTTGTGGTTTTAAAGGACGAGATGACAACAGATCACTGTTACGTTGAAGGGCTGGGGCCATGTTTTTACGATAGCCTTTGAGCATTGTGTGACTGTAACAATCCCCACAGATGTTATCTGTTTTGTGTTCTACAGCACGTTCATGTTGTTCAAGGCAGTACGTATTAGTACGAGTGTTAGTACTGATAGCACGAAACCCTTCAAGTTTACCTGTCATTTTTGATATGTGTACAGAAGCATGGGTCATTGACTGTTCCAACCTTTTCTCCAATGTTTTAGATGTTCCTCTTCGTTTATATAATCTAAGACACTCTCAGGTAGTCCATCCATTTGCCACAAGTTTAATAAGTAAGTGGCTTGTCCATCTCCTCTTTCTTCCATTTCGTTTAGATAATTGAAGAGTTCTAATTCTAATATATCACTCATCATCGTAGTCTTCACCTTCATCAGGTTCCCATTGATCATGTAGACCATTTCTGTATGAACCCTCAAACATACCACCTTCATCTTGATAGTCAGCATCTACATGGATTCCAAGTTCGTGTAAGTGTTCCCATACGTGGATAGGTGGACCCCAAGCAGTCCAACAGTTGAAGCTGACATGATAATCTGTTCGACTGTGTTGAGGTATTCTTGTGATGAACGAAGGTAATAAATTATTATCATCATCCCACGAAGAGTCATGGATTTCTACATCTGCAACATCCCACTTGCAACCCCAATTTTCTACTCGCCAATCATACCAACCAGCATTGAAGTTACCATTTTCATCTTCAGTATACTTGTTCATACTGAAAGGCATTGGTAGTATAAGTTGAAGAAGTTGTGGTTCAAATCCTTCTCTGCATGACTTGAAGAGTTCCTCATGTATCTCTCTCATAAGATCTAGAGGACCACTTAACGTCACTTGTTGATAACAATGGTTAGGCATGATTAGTCCTTTCTGAAGTTAATCGTAGCTGTTTACTTTTTTGACAGATGTAGAGAATTCTGCATCTTTTAAAGTTCTGTCAATCCCATAAGAAATTGCTTTTGATACGGCAGCTTCTTTATCATAAGCTGCAAGCGTGAAGGTTTTAGATATAGTGATAGTTACACTGAAATTATTCATCTTTCTTTTGATCATCATCTGCTCCAAGAAATCCATGCTCAATTCCGAACTTAGCGTAAAGAACTTCTATACCTTTGAAGATTGCCCAATTATCATATTCATCATTGCATTCCATGTCAATTTCGTATTCATCATTTGTGCCTATGTGAACTATAACATTGAAGAGTTGGGCAATCCTACGATATTCCATAGCTCTTTTTTGTTCTTCAAAGTTTACTATGTCACCCATTAGCCAATTCAGCCAGAGTTTCCTTTTCGTCTAGTGCAATAGCTTCTGCAACTTCTAATACATCAGTTGCGTGAGCCATATCTTTTAATACGAAACCAAGATCAACGAACAAATCCTCTGCTTCTTTACGACTTAGTATCAATGCTCGTTCTGCTATTTCTATTACTACTTCACCTTCTGCTGTCCAGAAGATATTTTGTTTGTCCATTAGTTGAAACCTCGTAGTTTGATTACGTTACGAATACGATCTACAGTAGCCACAGATAGTTTAGCACGAGATACGAACTGTCCTGTTTCAGTGTCACGAGCTACAGAAAGGTATCCTTGATGATTAGAGAAAGATCCTATTGGTTTACCGTATCGTTTTGTTGTACGTCTGAATTGTAAGTTATGTCTTCCGATTGGATTTACTGTTGTCATAGTGATAGCCTTTCTGGACTAATTAAGTTAAGGTTTTTTAAGTATAACAGCTATGAGCACATATATTGCCATAGCTAAGTAAATTGTAAATGATAAAATTGTTTTTGCCTCTAATATTTTGAGTGCGCTTTGTCGGTCCTCACCAGTTATTTTGAAAAATCTCTAAGAGATTTTTCATCTTCTTAAAGTTTCCGATAGGGAACTTTTTAAAATATAGATGTATCCGAAGGATGCAATCTTCTTAAATTCGTCCCCCGTGGGCGAATTTCTAAAAGTCCCCTTGAGGACTTTTGAAAAATAGTATCCCCTCTTGGGGATTCCTTTCTTAAAAAAAATAGATCCTAAGAGAACCTTCGAGTTCTCCTAGGATTTAATTACATTTGTGGACCTAAGCCAATTCGTGAGTCCAGTACACACGAGATCCCGATCTGGAATTAAGGCACCAGTGAGGCTCTTATCCATTTAAGAATAAACAGCGGCTTGTGTGACTTAGGTCCACAAATGTAATTAATTGAGCAGTTTATAGATATGCTCAGATCTTATAGTATTAAAACAAATCGGCATCGTTACTTGCAGAATTGCTAGGAGTAACAGTACCACCACCAACGATATCAAATTCCATATCGTTAGCACCACCAGTGTATTCAACCAGATCAGTGATTTGAACAGCTGTAAGAGAGTTGAAGATCCCTTTACGTCCAGCGGTGTTGTATTCCATTTGGTAAACTATAGCATTACCTTTAGATCCATTACCAATTATGGAAGGGTCTAGAGGTTGATTCTTACCATCGACAACTCTAACTGGTCCGTTTGGGTCACCATTAGAACGAAATTCCTTACGCTTTAGAGAGACAATACATTTACCATCTTTTTCTTTAAATGGTACGTGGTTCTCTACGAAGTAAGCCATCTGATCTTTAGAGCATTCACCTTGAATTTCAAGTACTCTAGTACCAGTGTTGAACTGATCGTGAGGTGTAGTTAACCGACTGTAGTTATAAGAGATGTCTTTGATTAGAAAGTTACGTGGAGTGAATTCCATAGTTATATTCCTTTATATGGATTTAGATTAATTATTCTTTAGAAGTTCGGCCCCTGTGGTCGAACCCCTAAAAGATCTTTTACTTTTTAGGACGCTTGCCTATAAGTTCTTGATAGTGATCCCAAGCATACCATATGCAAAAGACCAGCCAACTTGTGATGAATAGCCATTCTAGCCAGAACATCACTTAAAGTATCCTAAGACTTCTTCAACGTAGTAAGTTGCAGTTGCCTTATTCATTTGAGGATACTTAGCCATAGTTGCTTTAATGGCCTCATTTTTATTACTTATCATAGTAGTTACCTCTTCTTATATGAGTTTCAGCTCTATAGATAGCTCTGATTAATTTATGCGCTGATAGATTCTGATGTACTTGATCAGGTTCTTCCATGAACGCAGATGAAAATTCTTCAATGTCTCCTTCTGGATTTATAAGAGCTACCTCAATAGTAGTAGCTCCTTTAGGTTGAATCATAGATAGTTCGTAGTTATCAATTAACTTTAGTCGCAATCTGTTTAGATCTTCCATTATCTACCACCTCTTACGAAGCTGATAGATTCGACGATAAATCCACTATCTTCCCAACCTTTTACGATTGGATCAATAGCATTGTTAGTATCATCAAGACGATAGAAGAGAGTTGATACTTTACCTGTATCTTCTCTTTGCATAACCAAAGTCATGCTGTAGCCATTGGCACTAGCCATAGTCACTCCTTTCAAGAGTTTAATCTAGAGGTACATATAAGAATAAGCACCAAGCGATTGAGAACCCGAAGGTTCCCAAGAGAAGTAATAGTTCCATCATACGTATATCGATGATCTAGTTGCGGCTCTCCATTCAGAGGCAGTCATCCCTGTCATAAGGAACTCACGCTCATCTGCATTGAGCATAGGAAAAGCATTTTGTATTAGTTCACCCTTCTCCCATTTTGAAAAAGATTCCTCAAAGACTTGAGGTTCAATATCAAAAGACATGCAGCTAGATTCACCACTGAAGAGTGATGGTTTACATAAGTGTATCATTTTCTATTCCTTAACCATTTACTATGTTCTTCTGATGGAGTTATTACATCAATGTACATAAATACACATGCAAAGAATAGGATTATAGTTGGTATCATCGGGTTCTCCTTTCAAGAGAGATAATTAATTCTTCTAAAATCTGGAGCCTGCCGACAGATTCCAGACTAAACAGTAAGAACCTAAGTTGGTGTCTACCCTGACAGGTTCTACTATAGCTATCTGATCTTACTTGATTCCTATAAGATGTACTATACATATAGAGAACTTAAGGGTAGGGCTGGAAGGGACTCTCCCTATAAGGAACTTAGAGAATGTGATCCCCACAGTACCTCTTACAGAATCTTACAGTACACCACTACTCTCGCTAGGTTCTATGTGATCACACCCCTTAAGACTTCCTTAGAGATCCTCTCAGATCCCTAAAGAGTCTCAGGGAGTCCCACAGTACCTATGCTGATTAGATCACTGAGAGAGCCTCTAAGAGATTTATAGGGGGGTGCAGAATTATAAGAGGGTATAGTGAAAATAATAAGTCATTCTCATGTGTCCTTAAGCTCTTAAGGGGGCTATAAAACCCCTACAGACACCTACAACTCTACAAAATACTACAATATATCCTCTAAGTCCCTTATAGGGACAATGTAACATAGGAGATAGAGATGGATAACAAGGAGATAATGTCTCTTCTTAAAGAAAAAGAGAAAAGGAATAAGCTAAAGGGGTACGAAAAAGACTTTTCTTCTTTTGCCCAGGAACAAATCAAGATAATTACTAAAGATACTAGCCTAGGATTTGTACCTTTTAAGTTCAATGAGTGTCAAAAACAAATCACAGAGGCTCTTGATGAACAATATAAGTACACTGGTAGGGTTAGGGCTATTATATTAAAGGCTAGGCAACAAGGTATCTCTACATATTGTGCTGGTAGGGTATTTTGGAAGTCTTATTTCTCTCCACATTCTAGATCTGTAGTTATGGCACATGATTCTGCTACCTCTGATGCATTATTTAGTATGTCTAAGAACCTTATTAGGAATATGGAAGGTAGCTTAGTACCAAATGAAATTACATCTAATGCTAAAGAGATTAAAATCCAATCACCTGCTTATAAAGATAAAGATGCTGTAGGCTCTTACAGGCTATATACAGCTGGATCTCCAGAAGCAGGTAGGGGAACTACCCCAACCATAGCACATCTCTCAGAGATTGCCTTTTGGACCCATGATGAGAAGATACTTGCTGGTTTATTCCAAGGTATATCACAAGCAAAAGGTACAGAAGTAATACTTGAGTCTACAGCTAATGGTGCTCAAGGAGAATTCTACAGATTGTGGAAGGGTGCTGTTGCAGGTGAGAATGAATACTTACCAATCTTTCTACCTTGGTACATAACAGATGAATATAGACGTACAGCTCCTGAAGAAATGGAGTTAACTATAGAAGAAGAGGAACTTGTAGAGCATTTTGATCTAGACAATGATCAAATCTACTGGAGAAGGTTAAAGATTGCTGAAGGTGGTAAGATAAAATTCCAACAAGAGTACCCTGCTACAGCTGATGAAGCATTTATTGTGTCTGGTTCTAATGTCTTTGACATAGATAGACTAAACTCTCTTATACCTAGACCAGAACAAAGGCGTAGTGAGTGGGACCCCTCTAGTAAAATGTTTGATGAGAACAGAGAAGGTAATCTGTCTATATATGAGTACCCTAGATGGGAAGAACCTTATGTTATAGGAGCTGATGTTTCTCTAGGAGTAGGTCAAGACTACAGTTCTGCTGTTGTTATGAACAATAGCTATGAGATTGTAGCTGTGTATAGAAACAATAGGATTGATCCAAGCTTATGGGGAGAGTTACTTTTCTATCTAGGCAGATATTATAACAATGCTTTCTTAGCAGTAGAATCCAATTCAATGGGTATTGCTACTCTACAGAAACTAGAACATATGGGATATTTAAATCTATACAAACAAACTAAAATGGCTAATGTGTCTAATGAAGAAGGTATGCGTCTAGGGTTTAGAACAACATCTGCGTCTAAACCAGTAATTATAGGAAACTTAAAGAATCTCATAGATAACGAAGACATTATGATACCCTCTCCGATTATTATAAGAGAGCTTAAAGACTACATTGCCACTGCAAGTGGGAAAACCGAAGCTGCTCCAGGATGTTATGATGACACTGTAATTGCACTAGCAATATGTGCAGAGGTACTACGTACACATTGGGATAAACTTAACACAAGGAATGTATCATGGAAAGAACGGATTTCAGATTGGGAGCCAGACGAGACTATGTGGATTTAGTGAGATTAGAAGATAAATTTTTTGAAAAAGTAATAGAACATTGGATGGAAGGAAAGGTTCCACATGACATGGTTCATATCAGCGATCAAGATGAATATGTCAAGATATATTATGGATTTGCCTAGATCTTCTAAGTTCCTTAAAGAGAATAAAGTTTCCTGCATTGTCCTCATACGCGCTGGTGGTCGCGGCAGGTAAACCACCATTAATTACTTTGACTCCTTATATATGGG